TGATATTCCTCTGTAACTCCATCGCCTTTGTATTTTATATAATGCGGATAGCCACCTATATCGTCATCGACAGCTCGGACATAAAGCCCATTGACCTCTTCCGTCCCAGCCCCAAACACATTGTAGCTGTCCTCTGTAGGTTCAATATAGCCACGGCTCAATGTCCGAGGCTCAAGCACTAAAAAGCGTGGATGATAGCGCGACTCGTCGAAAATGTATTGAGCCGCCGAGTTAATCAACGCACTAAGACGAACCTCATCCTTGTCGCTCAGGTCAGCACCAATCTTTGCAGTAGCCAACGCCACCACTCTATCCCAATCTACTGTTTTTAGTCCCATTATCGTCCAACCCACGCACCATCAAGACCACGGAGATGCAAATCCTTCTGCTTCCAGTCCCAATAGTCTTGATTAATGTAGTTAGTTCCGTCTGCCGCCAAGCAGTCCTCTCTCATTTCCTTTTCCTCATATACATCTACCGCTCCTTTAAATTCAAATAGACCGCTCTTGCTGCGTGTTTGCTCATAGCTCTTGGCTATCTGGCTGCGCATTAGCTGATCTCGATATGCTCGTTGCTTAGGAGACATTAGCCAAGCTTTACGCTTCGCCGCATGTCGTCCTAGCTCGTCTTTCTGTGCTTCTGTAAGATGTGATAAATTCATAGAAAAAAGGGGAACGCAGGAATTATACCTACGCTCCCCAATTAGTTAAGGTTTAGGCTTCGTCAGAGAACTCAATCTTACCGAGACCATTAGGGCCAGTAGTCATGAGAGCAAAGCGAGTATCAACCGCACCCTTGTAATCACCACCCAAGAAAGGATAGTTCTCAGACTCAATACCTTGGTATTCTGCAACATACAGAAGCTCAGGGTTAATGAGGTAGCCGCGCTCAGTAGAAGGAAGGGCATTAGGATTGCCGTTCTTCATCTTGACCTGTCCGAACTGAGAGTCGATCAATTCAACCATCCAAGGGATAGTTTGACCGCCACCAGAGACGTTGTAGTCAATCTGAGAAGCTGCACCTGCTGTGCGAGTGAACTCTTGGACGATGTGCTCACGCAAGTCTGCGCCAGCAATCAACCAGAGGTCTTGGATCATTGTGCTCTGTGTCCACATGGACGCGATAACCGCACCAAGAGCTGCATCGTCAAAGTCGGCTTTGAGACCGCTATAGATGGAAGCTGTTGGGGTCACGTAGAGCGCATCAACGTCAGCCGAAGCATTGTCAATCAGACTACCAAGACCGAGGGATACGCCAGCAGTAGTGCCAGGAACATCGGCTGTGATTGCTTGGTCTCCGCAAAGAACTGCTTCCTTGTCAACTGCAAGCTCAATCATGCTCTTTTGAGCCGCATTCACCATGTCCGAAACAACAGCAGAATCTTCTTGCTCTTGTTCTTTAGACACGCTGTAAGGATTGACCAAGCGTTGTGCCTGACCAGCGAACTCGCGGACTTGCGAGAATGCATCGCGGCCACCATTGGTGTCAGTGCCTTCGATGTGGCCAGTAGTGCTGACCGCCTTGAGTTTGTCCATGAGCGTGCGAGGACGCTTGTTGTGCTCTGCCTTGTGGGAGAGTAGCCCAGTTACGGGTGTGATGTCGGCTGCGAGCAACTCAGCATCCTGCTTGAGTGACTCCCGATTACCGACTGTGCTTGAATATGTAGGTGCTGCCATAATTTATATCTTTCTATTGTAGTTTTAAGTGTCGAATTTTAAGTTGCGCGTCTCTTCGCGCTTTGATAGGTGCAGATGAATCATTAACCACCTTCTCCAGTTTCTTGATCTCCGAATTGGAGCCTTTGGATGGAGCAGGTCTACCTGACGATCCTTTCGGACTTGAGGAGTCTTTCGATTCTTTAGGTGCTTTACGCTTGATGGTGACTTTCTTCTTTGCTGGCCCTGACTTTTGCAGGGATGCCAAGCCAAGAAGCTCAACCAGTTCTACGGCGAAATCAGGGACAAGATTCTTAACTACGTCGAATTTTGGGTTACTTAGGAGCTTGTCATAAGTCTCCAGTGTATCGCCATCGAGATTTAATTTCTCCCGAACGTCGTCAATTACCTCGTCAAGATTTCCTACCTTGCCTCTAGCTGCTTCTGCTTCTGCTGCCTTTGCACGGAGTTCTGGCAACTTGCCTTCCTCTGCGTCTAGGAACTGAAACACTGCCTCGGCTGTGTAGAATTTTCCATCGTGCGTGACTCCTTTGACATCTTGGCCGCTTTTCTCATCATACTGTGTTTCGCTGCTCATTGCGAGTTGGCGATTCCAGTGCTTGATATTGGCTTCTGCCTGTTTGAGTTGCGTTTCTGAGGTGTTGGTATTCTGAACTGCAAGAATCTCATCCTTAGCGGCAATTGCTGCGTCACGCTCCGCTCTAGCTTCTTTAAGCTCGCGTCGGTTAGCTGCCCATTTCTGGTTGCCCTTTGGCTCTAGGTCAATGCCCTTGAGTTCTGCAATATCACGAATGTCCTGCTCAGATAGCGACTCAATGTCAATTTCGTCTGCTTGTGAAAGAACGTCTGTCTCTTCTTCTGTGGAGTCGTCTTCTGTTTCCTCTGATTCAGGCTCGTCGGTTTCTGGTGTTTCCACCTCTACTTCCTCCTCCTCTGTTTCGTTGGACGATCCGTCGTCTCCAGTTAATCGGCCAATGCGTTCGTCCAGCAATGCTTGCTTTCTCTCCGCTACTGACTTAGGCTCCTGATCTTCGGTTGTGGAATCAGGGACATCCACGTTTAGTTCATCTGTCATAATCTACCTTTTTTATACCGCCTCGGTGTTCGGCGTTAAATAAATACTAGCACGCTTGGTATTTATCCTTTATCAAGCTTGCGGCTGATTGATTTCAGTCCGAAGTCGTTAAGGATTTCGTCTTGGATAAATGCGGCACATGCAATCGCCTTTTTGTCCAATCCTAGCTGGTGCTGAAGCCAAGGGACGGCAATTAGCTCATCCCTGCGTTGCTCAAAATGGTCGTGAAAGGCTTTCCCGAAATCTGGGTTGTCCTTTAGGAACTTCTTTACGTCTTCAATAGTCATTAGATGTCTTGAGTGTTGATGTTGCCCATAGTGGCTGGGTCTGTGCCAATGCGACCAATCTCAGCGTTCTTCTGCTGATCTACTTGGAACTGAAGCTGCTTAATGTATTCACTGAGCAAGAACTGGAATCCTTGGTCGCCCTGAATCTTAGCCGCACCAGTTGGGGATTGGACATACTGCTCAACCGTCTGTAGTCGGAGCTGTGACGCATTCTGTGGAGCACCAACTGCCATACCAGATGCCATAGTGGTGATGTCAGCTTGAGTCTCCTTGACGATCTTATCCTGCCCTTGCTCGGTAGGTAGTAGCAACTGATCCGCTAGTGTTGGGTCAGTCATGTTGAGAATCATGTCAATTCCAGCCTCCATGTTGATTCGACCATTAGGGTCGAGCTGTGCCGCTGATACGATGGTTTCACGAAGCTCCTTGAGCTGTGCTGGATCGTCGTAGATAGAGTTGAAGCTAATGGACACGTCCATCTCTTGCTCATCCTCGTCCTTGACGAACTGCACTGCTTGTGGGTTGCCTGTGACGCGTAAATACAGTTCGTCTGGCCCATCGACCTTATAGGCTTCGTAGATGCCCTTCAGAACCTCTGACCAATGACTTAGGAAGCGGTTGATGTCATGCTGCTGACGAACCTGCGAATATGGAGATTCGGGGTCTAGCCCCATCTGGTCTAGCGCTTCGCGGGTAATGTTGGCTTCAAGACGCTCGTTAATGTCAAAGCGCGAGTCTTTGCTTAGGAACTGTGGTGCTTGCTGTCCTGGGCGAACTGGATAAACTGCCCCTGGCTGTGGTCGTCCATGATCCCAAGATGGAGGGACAATGACGGAAGGGGAAATGGCGTAGGAAGACTCATCAATGTTTGAGTCACGGAAGACCTTTTTGGACTTCTGGATGGACTTCAATTGCTCAGGCCACGTAGGGGCTGAATATAGTGTCTTGGCTTCGTATGGTGCTGAGACGACAAACGGGAATTTCTTGCAACCCGCTAGTAATGTGCGCTTTGCGTAAGCTGGCACGTCGCCGCTCTCTCCGAACTCTGTGCTCCAAATGGTCAGATAGATGCCTTGAGCACCGTCCGTCTCATCAATCAGCTTCTCATAGCTAAATACAACGTCAATTAGGTCGCGGTATTCGTCGCCATAGGTGTTAGTTGATACGCCACGATTCTCGCCTCGACTGTGCTCAATTGCAAAGTCTGCCCAATCCTCGTCCCAGCCTTCTGATTGCACACGGCTTAGAATCTCCTGTGGGGTCATTGGCTTGCGTAGCCAGCAACGGTTGCCGTCTTGAAAGTTTTGCGTGGCTAGTGGTGTAAAGAACTCGCACTCAGGGTCTAGTGTCATACATTCTGCTGCGCCTTCGTCCTCAATGAGAACTGGAATCTCCGCAACCCCGTCCTTGCGTAGCTGTCGTAGTGCCTTCTTCAGTCGCTTGTTGTTGACCTCCCATCCCTCGACAGAATTGAACATCTCTAGGACTTCCTCTACACGATCCTCGTCAGCCAGCATCTCAGCTAGTGCCAACTCTAGTCCAGCACCTTGATCTTGTTGCAGCTCATTCACGTCAGGGAACGTCTTCTGCATTGCCTCTAGGTCGAACTTCTTCAAATGCGGAACCAATCGCGCAGGACGATACCCGTAGTAAGTGACCATCAATGCCTTCTCCTTGCAGAAGCTATCTGATAGTTCTGCTTCGCGCCAGAAGTTATCAACGCCAGCGTCTCGTAGAAACTTCAAAAAAACCGACACTTGCGTTGAACGCTCAATATCGGTGGACTTGCGGGGATATGCCCTAATCTGAGCACGTCGCAGAGCACTCATGTTGATTGCTGTGGACGTGTTCATCAGTCCGTGTGACAACCACACCTGAGCGTCCGAGGAGCCATTGAACGGGAACGCATTGTCGCCCGTCTTTGTTAGATTCGGGTCTTGATCGTCCCATTGGCAGGTTCGGATGCTACGTGAGTCCTGACATCGCTTCTGATAGTCCGATAAATCTTCTACGGTTTGATCAAAGGTTTCTTATTGAAAGCATAGCCTTTCGGCGCTCGTAGAGAATCACATCAACCCACTTGCGTCCTACGCCTAATGCGGCAGAGACTTGCTCGCTGCTTCGGTATTTCAAGGGAAGGCCAGATAGCTCCGCATCAATGCTATCGACCAGCAACCAGTAGTCTATGGATGCTGCCTTAGCCCTTTCGGACTGGGTATCGGTAGAAGTGTTGTCCATCTTTAAGCCCCCTTTCTACTTTGAGGCGCTTGCCTTTAGTGTTGAGCACATTCTTCTGTCGAAACGGAATGATTACCTTCACCTTGCGACGAGTCTCCATGTCCATTGCAAAGAGAAAGTGCTTATTACCCGTTTGATGGTGCAAAACCTTGACCTGCACAACCTCTGGGGTTGCCGTCTCGATAATGTCCATTTCCTTCCGTAAGGACGCCATGATCTTCAGAACCCCAGAGGGCTTGATGAACTTACCGTCCATGTCTGAATCGTCGCACACAGCCTTGCGGATCTTACCGACCTGCATAGCAGTGAACTCTTGTTCAGGTGATGTTAGCTGTTGAGCCAACGATTTGCATGATTCTAGGTCTTCTTTCATAATTAGTCTTCTTGGTGGATTGTGATTAGGCGGGAGCAGTCACATTTGTAATCTATCATTGACACCATTGCGTCGAACCTTAAGTCAATATTGGATTCCACATCTCCCGCCTCTATCTCGGCATGAAATCCGCATTCGCATATTATTTCTCTACCAACCCACCATTGCTTAGAATTTGCTTCGTTTCGTATTTTCATAATTTAGTCCTTCCGTGAAGTGTAGTCGCAGGTCGCAACAATGCAGTCGGACATTCCCCAAGCACATTTGTCGCTACCTGCGTAGAATACCCTGCCTGATGGTTCAGTTGCGGTGATGACAGATGATAGAATCGGAAACCCCATGTTTTCAGAAAACTCCTTAGCGTTGAGCAGGAGCATTGCCCTGTCTATGGATGCCAATGCAGATCCAAGTTCATTTGCATTCGTATGCCCCTCCACTTTTGCTACGCAACTTACATTGACTCTGATAATGCCTTGAGTAATCTTATGCGTCTTAACTGATATGTATGTCCTGATCTCCATAATTAGTATGCCCCTCCTTGGGCTTTCTGTGATAGTGATGCCTTGGTATAATGCTCTGGCCCTGATCCGTCATTCGCTGTTCGCAAATAGCGAAGGCAGTCAATGAAGTCCTTCAGTGCCTCGTCCTTCTTGCCCAATGCCCCGTAGTTAAGGATGGCAAAGATCAGGTTGCCACAACTCTCATGTATAAAGACTCTAGGACTATTAGCCCCATCAACAGGGAGGTTCGGATTGTAGTAGAACCAGTCATCTAGCCCCGTAAGTCCCTGCTCCTCCTTTGCCCCTAGCGACGGGACGAAATGAAACTCATGCTCTGAGAACAAGGTAAAGAGGTCAGCATTGTCTGCATTCTCAGCAGCGAAGAACCTGGAGTCTCCAATACGCTCAAATGCCGTTGTCCCAATGTCACTCTCAATGTCGCTAAACAGCTCACAGTAGCCTTTAACGTCATAACCTAGCTTCTTAGATGCTGGGCCGAACTTCCAATTAGGGTCGCCACGCACTGCCCAAGGGCCATAGGTATCAAGGTCAGGCCATTCACGGCGAATGTAGATTTTGGTATCTGACATTGTGCCTGTGACACCTGCCCAAATGCTTGTGTAGTTACGAGCACCTGCGGGGTCAACCACCTGATAGAGAGTGTATTTGCTCTTATCTGAAATGTCTGGAAAGTCCTCATGCTTAAGCACATGCACATTTACATTGAACTTCGGAAACATAGCATCCATCGACTTGACGGGGATGCCGTAGGCGCGAGTCTTGATCTCATCCTTTGGACTGTTCTTCAGTTCCTTTGCAATACGGTTGTAGCCGCCGAAGGGGTTGAACTCAGAGTGAAAGTAGACGATGCCAGAGTCCTTGTCAGGGCTGTATTGCGTCACTGGAACCATCTCACCATCTAGTAGCGGTGCTTCGCGCTCTAATGTAGTCTCAGCGCCCTTCAGGAACCCTGCAACGAAAGGCGTATGACCGTCAATAGGGGTGAAAGTCAGCAACATCTTAGCGTCTCGCGTCACAAGACGGAAGCGCATAGTGCTCACAAGATCACCATCCTCAAGATACTCGTCCAGCCACAGACCAATGTTGTGCCATGTTGCTTCTTTCGAGCCTAGCTCAAGACCCTCAAATTTGCTGCGATTGGCAATGAACTGGCTGTAGGTGTGGAAGAAGACCTGAGAGCCATTGGGAAGGATGAAGGATTGACCAGTGAATCCGTTCTTGGTTGAGTAGTTTAGATATTCCGTTACGCTCTTAGTCTTAACCTTGAACTCTGGTGGTAAGTATCGGTAAATTGCTTCCTGCTGTGTGCGAACTGAGGCATCGGCATCCTGCGCAAAGCAGACGATGATGGAGTTTGGATTCTCTAATGCCGCCTTGACCACTGACCTAGCTCCATACTCCGTCTTCCCCGAGCGATTTCCACCAAAACACATGCAGGTATCGTATAGGTCGAACATTGCATCAGCATAAATCCAGCCTTGAAGCTCAATGCCGAAATTCAGAGGATCTGACGTAGCATTAGCCA